CATGGCCATGCAGGCCAACAGGTTTGGACCAGTAAACACTGGCTGTGCTCTACCTAAAGCCAGTACATTGGTAGCGGGCCAAAGTTCTGCTCCACCAACCGTAGTACCACCAGAAAGCGTGGCTGAAGCTGAGGTGTGCAGCGTGGTGGTATCCAGATTCAAGTCAATGAGCTGAGCACCTTCAGGCAAGTAAGCCACGAAGTCTTTTGTAGCGTTACCGGCCGCCTGAATGTCAATGGTCAATGAGTAGACTGAGTAACCGACGTCTCGGGCGGGAGTGGGAGTGCTACCAGCCGTCTGAGCCCCTTGTGAGTATGTTCCCATTTGTTTCTCCTAGTTGGGAGTAGGGGGACGAGTCCCCCCACAAGGTTTAGACGCCCTGATTACCAAAAGCCCCACGCCAGTCGGTCCAACCAGAACCGAAACGCATGGTGGATTTGTAACGGATGCTATCGGTTTCGAAGTCACCCTCCATAGCCTTCTTCAGTTTCCGACGCCAGAGAACCTTCAGGCCATCCTGAGCATCCGTCTGAATGAACCAGGCGGGGGCGGAGGTGAGTCGGGAAAGGTCGGTGACTTTGGACACCAGTCCTGAAGACTTCACTGGGTTCAGGTCGTTGTTGTTGGTGCCAGCACGCAGAACGGAGTTCAGGAGCACTTCGGCAACCAGCATGTTCGACGGATGAACGATCAGCTGTTTAGGCATGACACGAATCGGCTTACCACGAGAATCCTTGGTTTGACGAATCTGGATCAGGCCCTGTTCCAGTGAGGTCTGACTCAGGGCTGCCGAGGTCAGGATGTTGGATTGAACCCCACCAATCACTGGGTGACTAGCCGAGAAGAGCTCGACACCATCACCACCCTTGTACGAACTGTTGAACGAACGGTTCAGGTGGTTACAGGTGACGGTCTCGAGGGACTCCGTCATGGATTGAGCCAAGTGCTTGGAGAACTTGGTACCAACCGAGATGTGTTCTCCATCCTCGACCAGGACTTGAGTCAACGCAAAAGCCAACCCATATACATCATAGGTATAGCGTTTCACGTAGAGCTGACCGCCCTCGTCATAGGTTACGGCTTGACCATCTGGCAGGAGAGGGGCAGCGCCCAGACCATACAGAACCACTTCTTCGTGGTAGGAGCGGGCCGTGCCAGTTTCTTCAGCAAAGACCGCCTTGTATTCATCAGCCCGTTGATCATAGACACCATCGAACGAAGAGTTCAGGATGGGTTCCACGATGGAGCGGAACTGGGTATTTCTCATAATTGCGCCAGCCATTTTATGCTCCTTAGGTTAGATGGCGACCTTCACAGCAACATACTGGTGCCGTGCGATCTGAACAAGTGCGGTTGGGAAGGGGTTCAGGGTAGCGTCATAGACACCATCTGGACCAAAACCGACGATACGGAATTGACCCTGAACACCAGCGCCCTTGAGCGTTGCATTCAAAGACTGAGTCGATTGACCCGTAGTGGCATTCGGGGTGCCAGCAACCAAGTCTACTTGGTCACCGATAGCCGCTTGAACATCACCCGAGGCAGACGCAGCGAACTGGGCCTCAAAGACATTCAAAGCATCATCATTGACGTAGCAGAAGATATTGGTACAACCAGCTGTGCCTGGCCAATTCTTGGAGGTCGTGGGTTTGCCCGTGGGATCGATGTACTCGCAACCAGCAAAGGTTCCGATAACATCTAAAGCCGCGGCGCCGACCGTAATGGTGCCGTTGGTGTTGAGGATGACGGCGTCGCCAAAGCCAATAGCCGTGGCGTAAGCGACATCAATAACATAGCGGTTCGCTCGCGATTGCCCCGTGGGGTGATAGCGCAGTGCGAAACCAGAAGGAGAAGCTGTGAGGCTCATAGTTCAGTTCCTTAAGAGAAATGGGGTATTGGGACTTTGCGGGCTAGGGTAGTGAAACCCTCAATGCTGCCCAGCTCTTGTCCATCCTTGTCTTCGCCTTGAGGTTTGGCATTCGCCTTGAGAATCTCTTCTTCGGACATCGGAAGTTCATGGTGCAGATATAGCATGATATCTTGGTAAATCTCTTCCTCAATCTTGAACAGAAGCATCTCATTGCAAGATACTACTCCCTCGAATTCCCCTTCAGTAACCTTCGACTGAGTAAATCCCATCAAGTCCTTTGCCATGACAGGAATGTAACCCTTTTGCATCCGCTTGTAAATCGGATCCGAGGAGTTAGTCGTCGATAGCCAGCAGTGATGCCAGCCGGGTTCTTTGGGGGGAGATGGCAATACATCCTGAGTCCACTCATTGCGGATCATTGCCATCCGCTCTTTCATGTTCAGGGCAGTACCATCCTTGTTGATGCGTTCAGCATCGGCGGAGCTCCGGTCATCCCGAGTCGTGGTCTTGGTCAGGCGGTTATCACCACCCATAACACTCTTCTCTTCAGCCATTATCTAGCTCCTTCATCATTGGCATTGTTCTTGTCGTAGTCCCGATATTGTCGAATCATCTTATTCCTCTCAACGGGGTCGTCCCATTTATTGGCCTCCTTCAGAGCTTTAACCCGCTCCGCAGATAGCCGAAAAACCTTACCACCACCGTTAGAAGGAGTCTCTCGACCAGAACCGCCTACGACTGACTTCTGCCTAGTTGTAATATTATCACGACTAGCACGATGTGGTAGGTATTTTTTAACTCGGTCGTTCAGCTCATCCCAGTATTCCTGAGTGAGGGGATTCCATCCCTCATCAGCAAGAGTTCGGTCAAGCATCAAGACCACCTTGGAGTCCTGATCACCACCCCGAACATCATACCACTTGTTCTTCTCAGCCCAGGATTTGGCTGAGTTGGCCACCCGGGGGTCCATGGGAGGTGGACGAGTGGCCTGGGTGGTGTAAGACTTCTCAATCTTATCCAGCTGCTCAGCCTTAGCTCGAATCTGAAAGAGCTTCTCAGTGGCATCAGCTACGGCCGCACCATTTTGAGACTCAGTACCTACTCGGATCTGGTCCTTGTAGTATGCGTAAGCCTTGGCGGTTTCTTCTTTGGCCTGCTTGATCTGTGCCATCTCGCCACCAGTACTCCGACGCTCGATGACATCAAGGCGTTCCTTGAGCTGATTGATGGTGGAATCACGAGAGGAGAGTTCCCGTCTCAGGTTATCCTCACGCTCCCGGGCTTTGGCTTTCCGGTCCTGGCGCTCCTGACGACGACGTTCACGGATGGCTTCACGATCTTCACCCGTCTCCGCAGCCTCGGTGGCTACATCAGTCAGGTGTTCATCTTCCTCCTCGGTGTCCTTATCTACCTCTCCACCTTCAACCTGCTCTTCCTTCTCATCGGATTCTTCACCCTCAATCTCGACGATGATATCGTCATCTTTATCTTCAGTAGCCATTATTTCACCTCATCCAGGTCTTCGAAGGCCTCCGGATCCACTTTCGCAATAATCTCATGATCCGAGAAAATGCAGAAGAGGGCCTTGTCACCGGTTCCAGGGATCTTTCGCTCGAAGCGATCGCCACCCCACTTGGGAATGCGGACATAATCACCCGGTATTGCCCAAACACCCTCTTTCCAGAGCATACCCGTGTCCCGATTTCGGAAGGCAATAGGCCCCAGCTGGTAGATTCGACCCAGTTGAGTATTAGCCTTATTGAATTCTCGGGTATCTTCCACGATTATGAGTCCCCCTTGGGTTTTTTCCCGGACCGTTCTGAGTTGAACTAAAACGCGGGCTCCCAGTGGGATTACTCCAGGGACTACCTGAGGGAATGCATCAACTAAATCACTTGCAGGAATCATATAAACTCTCTTTCAGAGCTGAGTTAGTCTTCTTCGGGAATCGCCTTAAGTAAACGAAGAGCTTCCTGAAGACCAAAAAGCTTTCCTTGAACCCGGGTGAAATCAGACATCTTCTCGAAGTCTTTTGTGGCCAGAATGGCCTTACAATCATCGACCTCCACTTTAAGGAGGTCGATATATTGACCTATGAAGCTCATTTTTTCTTGACGAGGGGGGCCGGAGTGTGCTTCACTTTCTCTTCATCCACTGAGCAATTCTCTCGAACTTCATCCGAACAGGCACTAAAGAGTTGCTCAAACAGCTCATCTGAGGGGCCATCAAAGGCCAGGATGTCCGTGGAACCATCCGCGTAAGTGACTTTATGATTGGCCATTAGCACTTACCTCCTTTCTTCAGACCCTTTTTCTTGAGTTCGGCGGCGATCAGCCTCTTGTCGGCCGCTTCATCATCATGCTTGATCGGCCCACCCGACTTGAAGCACTTCAGTCCGGGTTGGACTTGTTTACTCATTACCTTAGCCAAACGTCCCATTTTGGAGCTCCTTGTTGAACTGGTCTAGCTACTTTATCATGGCTCGAAACACCAGTAAACTACTTCTTGGGGCAGAGGTTTGGATCGTGAGCCCAGTTGTAGAGCAGGGTGTAGTCTGTGCTTAAGGAGTCGGCGTCGAAGACGAGGGATCGAAGCTTTCTTGCAATCTCGTCTGGAATTTGTACTTCAACGGTTCCTGAGTCGCCGGTGGTATTGGAGGTGGAGCCTGAGGAGTTTCCACCACAGTTCCCAGGTCCTGGAGTTTTGGTGGTGCGGAACCGCAGGCGCTCACTATCATACTTAGCAAGCAGATCAGAATTAGTTTTAGCATCGGTTTGCCTTTCCTTTTCACGTTGGTTGTCAGATAAAGCCCGGTCAGCAGCTTGCTGGATTATTATGGCTTGAGCGTTCCGGTAGATCGCATCAGCAATTTTCTTGTTCTTAGCAATGTCTGCATTAATTTGGTCGAATTGTTTCTGGTCTTTGACTTGCTGACCCAGCGTTCCAACGTGATCACCATACATGAAACTGCTGCCTCCCACCCCAAGGAAGGCCA